TATCGCTGAGCATTTTGGGGTAAATCCTAACAGTGTTTCAGGTCACTTACTGGCACTGAAGCGAAAAGGCTACATAGAGTATTGCCCCAAAATGGCTAGCTATCGCCGCACCAACGTTTTCAAAAGCTTTATGGCTATTCGCGAAAGGAATGCAGCATGAACAACATAGAAAAAGCAATCGCTTTCAGTAATGGCGAGTGGCGAACCACTAAAGAACTAGCTGAACACCTTGGCGATAGCAGACCAAGTAACACATTGAAGAGTTTGCAGAACAAGAACGGTGTTACCTATGAAGCTGACCACAATGAGCACGGCAAAACCATTCGTTACCGCGCCAGTTTCATTCGCGACTACACACCGGTAGATATTGCGAAGTCGCGCAAGGCCAGAGGTTTACCGTTTGGTTTGGAGTCAATCAGTATTTTAGGTGGTGCAGCATGAATTACAAAGTTTTGTATTCTGACCCGCCTTGGTCATTCAACAGCAAGAAAACAGGCGGCTCTATGAAATCGGGCGCAGCGCAAAAGTATGACGTAATGGACGTAGAAAGCATGAAGCAGTGGGATATTCCAGCAATATGCCAAGACGATTGCTTGCTAGTCATGTGGTACGTGGGTGCTATGCCAAAAGAAGCCATTGAACTTGCAGAGGCTTGGGGTTTCCGCGTTGTTAACATGAACGGCTTTGTTTGGGATAAAGAAACCAAGCACGGCAAAGACTTTTTTGGCATGGGCAGTATCACTCGCGCTTCAACTGAATCGGCACTAGTCGCGGTACGCGGCAAAACTGGCAACATCATCAAAGACCGTTCAGTTCGTTCACGCATCCGCGCCAAAGTTGGTGAACATTCAGAAAAACCGCAGGCATTTAGAGAAGCCATTGAAAAGCTATGTGGTGACGTTCCTCGCCTAGAAATGTTTGCAAGAAAGCAAACGCCCGGATGGGATGTGTTTGGTAATCAAGTTGAAAACTCTATCTCAATTCCATTTAAGCGCCAATTAGAGTTAGGAGTAGTGGCATGACCCCCATTCAAAAAGAACACCGCGAAAGCACCCTGGCAAGAGAAACCGCTCACCCTAAAGTAAAGCGCAGAGGCGATACTCTTCGTGCCATTGAAAAGAAAAAGGACTTTAGCGCTTTAGCATTGAATGACCAGGACCACTTTAACCAGATTTGGAAGGAGTTAGAGGCGTGAAAGTTTTAGTTGCTTGTGAATACAGTGGAGTTGTAAGAGATGCTTTCATTGCTAAAGGTCATGAGGCTATAAGTTGCGACCTGCTTCCTACTGAAGCGCCTGGGCCGCATTATGAAGGTAGCGTTTTCGATATTATCGATTACCCATTCGATTTGATGGTGGCGCACCCACCTTGCACTCATCTTAGTGTCAGCGGGTCTAGGCATTTTGCCGCAAAAAAGATGGATGGTAGGCAATACGCAGGCGCAAGTTTTTTTATGAAGCTGGTTAGGCGCTCTAAGCACATTCCAATGACCGCGATAGAAAACCCCGTTTGTATTATGTCAACGCTTTACAGAAAGCCAGACCAGATTATTCAACCTTGGCAGTTTGGGCATGGTGAAACTAAAGCTACATGTTTATGGCTAAAAGGCTTGCCGCTTTTAGAGTCCACAGAAATTGTTGAAGGTCGCGAAAACAGAATTCATAAGATGCCACCAAGCAAAGACAGGGGGAAGCTAAGAAGCGCAACATATCAAGGTATTGCTGATGCAATGGGCGACCAATGGGGTCGGGCTTATAAAAGATGCGAGGTGGCATAGTGAAAGGTCAATTCCGCGTTATCAATAGTCAACAGTCACTAGATGCAGCCATACAAGAATTGCGTGAGAAGTGGCATCAAAACAAATGGCTAATGATGCAGACCACAACAGAGAAGCAAAGAAGCCAGTTACAGAATAATGCACTTCATGTGTGGCTAACTCAGGTGTCTCACGCGCTCAATGACAAGGGTATGGACGTAAGGCAAGTGCTTCAGTTGAGCAAGCGCCAAGAAATACCGTGGACCATGGAAGCGGTTAAGCAGCATTTATGGAAACCGGTTCAAGAAGCGTACATGGGTGAGAAGTCAACCACACGCGCAAGTAGCACTGACTATCCAGCTATCTACGACATTTTAAATAAAACATTGGTTGAAAAACTTGGCGTCTTTGTGCCGTGGCCTTGTAAAGAGAATATGGGAGCAAAGCAGTGATTACACCAACAAGAACGGTTTGTTATGTACGCATGCTAGATGGGAGCTTGAAGAAGGTTTCAGAGGCAAGGTCGCTTGCGCATTTATGGGGGTGGGATTTCACTAACGTAAAACGTGTAGTGGTGAGAGAAGAGCCAGTGGAGCAGTATCACCCTTGGATGGTTCACACTGGCGTTTTTTCCGACTTAAAAATTGAGCCAGGTGAGATTAGGCGTTATCCAACGTGCAATAAGAATTTTAACCCTGCAAACCCTTGTGATTGTGGCAACTGTTGCTCTTTTCTTGGCTCTTTTTCCTACCTGCGTCCAATACCAATGCCGAGAGATTGGTATCAGAAAATGTATCAAAGGGAATGGGTTAATGAAGAATAGACGTTGCTCGCACTGCAAAAAGAAGGGCCTGCAGAGTGATATGCTACTAAGGCAGCTAAAAGCCTTCTGTGACCAGAACTGTTTTGCAGAGTGGGCGGCAGCTAACGTTTCTAAACTAGCTAAAAAGGGTAAGCAAATTGAATCGAAACGACTTAAGGCAAAAAAAGAAAGACTCAAAACTAAAGGTGCTCATTTGCGGGAGGCGCAAGCATCGTTCAACGCCTACATTCGTGAAAGGGATGCGCAAGAGCCGTGTATCAGTTGCGGTAGGTATCACACTGGCAAGTACGATGCGGGGCACTACCGAAGCGTAGGAAGTGCGCCCGAACTGAGATTTGATGAAGATAATTGCCATCGTCAGTGCGTTCCCTGCAATCAGCACCTTTCAGGAAACCTAATTAGCTACCGAATAAACCTGGTCAAGAGAATAGGGCAGGAGCGAGTAGATAAGCTAGAAGGTCCACACGAGCCTAAAAACTACACCATAGAACAAATACAAGACATTAAGGCGCATTATCGCAAGCGTGTACGCGAAATGCAGAAACAAAAAGCGGCATGAGCCGTGCGCTAAAGGTAAATACAACAATGGCACACCCAATCAGAGAACTAGCAAGAATGACTACAAAGTCAAAACAGATTGACGGAATGGGCTTCGGTGGTACCGCGCCTGATGTAAACGAAGTGGCTGGCGCACTGGCAATGCGAAACCCTGAAACGCAACTAAAGCTAGATACACATGCTTACTACTTGGCTAGATTGCTCTACGCCGATGACAGCAGCGCAAGAGTGCGCGTTAAAGCTGGGTTATTGAACGTTATGCTAAAAGCTGAGCTAGAGGTTAGTAACACTTGCTTGTTACGCATGATTAACTGCGCCATCATCGAAATAAAATCACCAATTATGCGACTAAACCGCAAGACCGGCGAGCAAGAGATTAAACCAACAAGCAAAGTTCAGCTTTGTAAGCGGCTAGGCATTAAGGGAAACAAGCTTCCTGTGAAAATATCTGAGGCTTACAGCCAAGTGCTAGAGCAACTTTACTTGTGGAATAGCGAGGCGATAAGCCACGTTAGAGCAACTATGAGAGAGGATGAAGCGGCATGAGTGAGCAGAAACTAAAACCTTGCCCGTTCTGCGGCAGTGATGCAAGTATGGAAACGGGCATTGTTCAAGGCCTGCAAAGAAGCATGATTAGCTGTACTAGATGCCCTGTATTAATGTCACCGCATAGAGATAAAGAGCAACTTGTTAAGGCTTGGAATGAGAGAGCAGGTGAGCAGGATGAATGAGCAGGAACTTAAAGAGTTTGTAAGGGAGTCTCGCAAAACTGGGCGACTTCTTAATCTGGCAATTGTAATAAGCATTGCTTCGCTAGGACTTTCAATTTTTACATTGATTTGGAGTTAAATTGTTTATGAATAGCGAACTAGCAGGTAACGACATTCGCCAGGCTATTGATGAAGCGGTTAAGCGTTATTACAATAGTCCTATCAAGATGGGCGCGACTCACATCGATAAATTCGATAACTACTACAAATATGATAAACGGTGGTACGTATTATCGCCGTTTGACAATTTGTGGCGTGTCAGTGTAGTGATAGATAATGAAGTATTTGATGTGTTGGGATTGAGGAAGTTATGAGTAAGCGCAAGGTAATCACCCAAGGTAGAGCAATAAGGCAGAATAGCGCGTTAGGTGAGTTAGTATCAAAGCTCCCTGAATACTTGTTTGAAGCGTACCGAAATGACGCGATATTCTACAGCCTAGTTAGGCGCTCAGCAGAGTCGTGCGACAATTACACACAGTTTCTTGAAAAAGCAGTAGAGTATTACGTAAGACTAAAGCAAGCGGAAACTGAAAAGGCGATAGATAAAGCAATGAATGCGCCTGCGCCACGGATGCTTCTTATGAGTCAAGAGGAATTTAATAACTGTATTCTTTCGAGAATAACTAGAAATCAAGAACTGCAGAAGGCTTGATAATTGTCGCGGTAGTAGGGTTTCTATATGACTTCAAACAGTAGTTGACTCACTGACGAGCTTTGCTTAATATATCTCCATACTAGCACTATTTCACTTGAAGCCCTGACCTAACCAGTCGGGGCTTTTTTTATGGCTGAAATTTATGTTCCCCTACGGCAAAACTTCACAAGCGCGTCTTGATACGTGCCATGTTGATATTCAAACGATATTTGACGAAGTGAAGAAGTTCATTAATGCGTCTATCTTTTGCGGTCACCGTGGTAAAGAAGATCAGAACAAAGCATTTGCCGATGGCCTCAGCCAATTAAAGTGGCCTCACTCCAAACACAACAAAATCCCTTCACTCGCAGTTGACGCTGGCCCTTATTTCGTAGAGTTAAGCAACACAGACTGGAAAGACGAACTGGCTTTTGCTGTATTTGCAGGTCATGTCATGTGTATTGCTCGCCAGTTATACAAAGAGGGCAAGATCACGCACCTACTTCGATGGGGTGGTGATTGGGATATGGACGGTAGAAGCCGTGATGAGCGTTTCCGCGACCTGCCACACTTTGAATTGTACAAGCCATAGGTTGAGATAATGAATTGGTCAGACGTAGGAAGTTTTCTTAAAGAAAATAAAACAGGCGTTGCTGGTCTCGTTGGTTCGCTTTTAACGGGCAACGTAGTGGGCGCGGTCAGTGCAGGTGCTTCAATGGTTGCTCAGGCAACGGGAACGACAGACCCAGAACAAGCGTTAGTGACACTGAAAAGTAACCCCAATGCAATGGTGAGGCTTGAAGAAATAGCCGCGGCGCGAGAAGCTGAAGTGAATCGCCACCTTGAATCAGTAATGGCGCTAGAACTTCAAGATAAACAGCGTAGCCATTCAGAGACACAGCAAACTATTCGTAACGGTGATAATGCAGAAGGTGGCGTTAAATACGTAAGGCCTTTTCACGCAACAGCCTCTTTGCTTGCTGGTATTTGTTATGCGTTTATCACTGACACGCCAGATCTTATGATATTGGGTGCATTCCTTACTTTACCCTTTACTTATGCAGGGCTAAGGGAAATCGGTAAGCGTAATTTATTAGCATTTTCTGCGAAAAAGCAGACTAGCATCTAATACAAAATGGAACACCATTTGAATAACCATGTTGTTGAACCTGTATTGGAGAACAACAGCATGAACACCCATTACCAACAAGAATTCAATCAAGACATGGCAGATAAAGCTTCGATAACAACTTATACCGCAAGCGCATTTACTGCGTTATGGGGCGCGTTAACGTTTGAGCATATCGTAGCATTGTTTGGTTTGATGATTGGATTTATTGGTTTAGCAGTAAATATCTATTTTAAGCGTAGAGAAGATCAACGCGCTCACGAACGGCACATGAAGTATATGGCCGAAAGAGATCAACCAAACGAGACATGAACCATGATTGTGATATTCGCCGCAAATCGCAGTTGGATGTCACGAACTATAAGGTTTATCACCGGCTCAAAATGGTCTCACGTTGCAATACTAGATAATGATGATTGCCATGTGATTGAAGCGCGTGGCGGTTATGGCGTTCAGCGTAATAACCTATTAGATTTCCTTGGGCGGTACGACATTACTGAATATCGATACTTGCCTGGTGATATAGAAAAAGCACGCAAGCTAATTGGAAAGCCATTCGATAACAAAGGAATAAAAGGGATATTGTTCAGGAGTTTTGAGCATTGCCCTAATAGCTGGTTTTGTTCTGAGCTGGTAGCCCACGCCGCGAACTATGTGCCTGACTTCTTTGCTCATAAGCATACGCCAGAATCCCTCTACAATTTAACAACGAGATTGCCTGAGTAGTTATCGCATGCAAATCAGTTTCAAGAATGACATTGCGGCACTAACCAAAGACCTACAGGCTATCAAGCAATCAGCTGTACCAAAGGCAACGGTTCAAGCACTAAACCGAACTGGCCGAGGCACTAAGACCGACGCGGTTCGTGAAGTCAGCAAGAAGACCGGCATTCAGCAGAAAGAAGTACGCGCTAAGATATCTGGTCCATCAGATAACTTTAAGTTCAAAGCTACACGTAACAAGCAGTTTGCTACCGTCGATTCGTCAGAAGGTAGAGCATCAAACCTTATCAGTTTTGTATCTCCAACATTGCGTAAGCCTAACCACTTTAACCACCGCAAGACATTAAAGAGTGGTCGAAAAGGTAAGTATCGAGCCAAAGGTGTAAAGGCTAGAGCATGGGGTAAAAGCAAAACATACGATGGAACATTCATTGGTAAAGGTAGGGGCTCAGGTAAGTACCTGGTGTTCGCTCGCAAGGGCAGCAGTCAGACCCCACTTAAGTCAATCACTGGCCCATCAATCAGAGTCGAATTCAAATTAAAACCAATGCAAGCCAAGCTTAAAAGCATGGCAGACGTTAGGTTTAAAAAGAACATGGCTGATGCCGTGCGCAACCAGATAAGACTGGCAACTAAAAACAAAGTGCAGCCGCGCTAATCCTTACACTACTTGTGTAATCGGCGAAAGCACGACAAAGACCGTGCCAAAAAAAATCGAGGACGATAGAAATGTCAATAAAAAAAGGTACTTTCCAGCATCTTTTTTTGTTACGGGTACGCAGCAGCGCAAACTTTCGCTATTTATGACTCATTTTCGCTCTAGGTTGTTTAGTTATCGCCTAAAGCGTCACTGAAAAAGCACAAACCATGGACTCGCATTTACTCAACAAAAAGAACATGGCCGAGTCATTAGGCATTTCTACTCAGGCCTTTGATAAATGGGGCGTGAAGCCTCACAAGAAAGTTGGCAGACAGACGTTTTTTAGGGTTCAGGATGTGGTTGAAAATCGCATTGAAAACGAACTCAAGAAAAACAACAACCGAGTTAACCTTGGTGGCGAAACAATAGATCTCGAACTTGAGCGTGCAATGCTCACTCAACAGCAACGAATCACCCAGCAGATCAAGAACGAAATTTTGGAAGGACGCGCAATTCCTGTAGAAGCTGCGCGAGATGTTCTAGCAAAAATATTAGCCCAAGTTGGCGCAACGCTAGATTCACTAGCACCAAATATCAAAAGACGACACCCAGAAATAGAGCAGAGGATTATCGACTTCATAAAGTCCGAAACCATCAAGCATCAAAACGAGGCGTCGAATCTTGATGATTACTTGGACGATATAATCGATGACGTTATCACTCAGGCAGAGGCGAAAGTTTAAGAAAGCGCTGCAAGAGGGTGCGAGAGTTCTTTACCGTTCGCCACCACTCACTGGTGTTGAATGGGCCGATAAACATTTTTATATGTCACCTGAATCCTCTTACATTGAGGGTCCATGGAAGACAGCACCGAGTCAGATAGCAATTCTGAACTCAATGTGCAACGACGATATTAAAGAGGTTAACTGGTTAAAGTCGGCGCGGGTTGGTTACACCAAACTGATTTGTGCGGCTATTGGTTACTTCATTGAGCACAAAAAAAGAAACATAGGTGTTTGGCAGCCAGACGATGGTGCCCGTGATGGGTTTAGTAAAAAGCACATCGATCCTATGCTACGCGATGTTGGGCCATTGCGCGCAATATTTCCTTACTTAAACAAAAAGAGTAAGCAGAACACCATTGAGAATAAGGCGTTTACTAACCGCCGTGAATTGTTCTTGATGGGTGGTAAGGCGGCTAAAAACTATCGTGAGAAATCCCTAGATCTATCGATATATGATGAGCTTTCAAAATTCGATAGAGATATTGAAGGCGAAGGTTCAGCTACTTTCCTTGGCGATAAACGCTTGGAAGGTTCAGCTTTCGGTAAATCAATAAGGGGTTCTACGCCCACGATAAAAGGCGAGTGCCAAATCACAGAGGCCGCCGAAGAGTCAGAACAATATTTCAAACGCTACATACCTTGCCCACACTGCGGTACCCATCAGACGTTAATCTTTGGTGGTAAAGACAGTAAGTACGGGCTGGAATGGAATAGCGAACTTGAAGGTTCAGAACGAGCTCGAACAGCAAAGTATCGCTGTATTGCCTGCAGTGAAACATTTTCATATTCAGATTTTATTGAGGCTGATCACAAAGGCTATTGGCTCAGCAACGAAGGCTTAGCAACCTATGACAGCATTACGTTCTATCACGCTGAAGGTTTTCCAGAAACAAAGAGTATAGCGCCCACACCAGAATCAGTTACCTGGTATATAAATTCGCTTTACTCAAACTTTTCACCTTGGTCGAGAATTGTCACCGAATGGTATAAGGCTCAAGGTAGTCAGATGAAGCTTAAGTCCTTCATCAATACAACGCTTGGCGAGGCTTTTGAAGAAGTAGAGCGCTCAAAAACAGAGCCTGAACATTTGTTTGCTAGGCGGGAAGACTACCGCGCTGAAGTTCCTGATGACGTTGTATTCATCACGGTAGGTGGTGACATGCAAGACCACTGGGCAGAGTTCGTTGTCAAAGGTTGGACAGCCGGTGAAGAAAGCTTTGTTATAGATGCTTTTGAGGTTCACGGCGACCCATCCGTACCACTTTTCTGGGACCAACTAGAAAAGCCGCTACGCAAGCAATACAAAAAAGCTAATGGCCAAGTGATGAACTGGGCAATCGGTTGCTTTGACTCAGGCGGTCACTATACCGATGAGGTTTACAAGTTCACCAAACGCTTCGGTGTAATGCGCTTGTTCCCTTGCAAGGGTGCAAGCCAATATGGCAAGCCAATAGCGACGAAGCCTAAGAAGAAAAATTCTCACGGTGTCTACTTGGTTATGGTAGGTACCGATAACGCCAAAGACATAATATCGGAAAGATTGGGAATTGTTCCCGCTGAACCCGGCTTAAGAAAGCCAGGGTGCATTCATTTCCCAATGAAAGAGTGGTGCAACCTTTCTTTCTTCAAGCAGTTACTGGCTGAGTACAAAAAGCCGTTTTTTGTTAACGGCCAGAAAAGTTATAAGTGGCACTGCCCAGATGGTGTGAGAAACGAAAAGCTAGATTGTGAAGTTTATAATTTAGCCGCGCTACGGGTAGCACAGCAATATTTAGCCCTTGATTTGGATTCCCTTGCAGCGATACCAGCTGAAGCCCAGCCAGAAGAATCAAGCTCCAGCAGCATGGCAGATTTAGGAAAACTACTTAATGGCAGCTAATGAAGTAAAACAGCTTGAAGAAGCGCAGTTGGCAAAGCATAAACTTGTAACGGGCGCGCGAGTTGTAAAAATTAACAAGGGCGGCATGTCAGTTGAGTATACCAGTGCCAACCTTTATGAGCTCAATGCTTATATAGCAGAGCTGGAATTAAAGGTTAACGGTAATCACCGCCGCCGCGCCCCAGTAGGTTTTAGATTCTAATGAAAAATGTTCAAATATTAGATCACAAAGGTCAACCAATGACCGAATCTTACAAGGGCGCCGCTCATGGTTTTGGTGGTCAGTTAACAGACTGGAACCCCACGCTTCAATCAGCCGATGCCGCTTTATTGCCCAACCTCCAAATGGGTAACGCGCGCGCCGATGATCTTGTTAAGAACCACGGCTTTGCAAATGGTGCTGTGCAAATGCACGTTGATAACGTGGTGGGTTCGCTATTTCGCTTAAGCTATAAGCCACAATGGAGAACACTTGGCATTCAGGAAGCAGACGCCCGCGCTTTAGCCGTAGATGTAGAAGCTGCATTTAAAGAGCATGCTGAAGATAACGTAGGTTGTTACTTGGATGCAGAGCGTAAGCGCACATTCACCATGATGGTTCGTGAAGTTGTTGCAACCCACGTTAATCTAGGCGAAGCGATGGCTGCAGCTGAATGGATCCGCCGCCCTGGTTCTTTGTTTAAAACTGCTATTAAGATGGTTTCACCCAAACGTGTTTCAAACCCAAATGGTGTGGCAGATAACCAGTTTTTGCGTGGTGGTGTAGAACAAGACCGCCATAGCAGCGCAGTTGCTTACCATGTTCTTAACCCTCGTTATGGCATGGGTGCATCGTTAAACGGCTATGGTTATGGCGAATGGACCCGTGTTCCTAGAGAAACCCGCTGGGGTCGCCAGCAGTTTATTCATGTATTTGAACCGCGTGAAGATGGGCAAACGCGAGGGGCAAACCAGTTCCTTTCTGTTATGGAACAGCTTTTCATGATTGATAAGCTGCAATTAACAAAGCTTCAAAACGCCATCATTAACGCAATGTATGCCGCTGTAATTGAGTCGGACCTTGATTCAGAAACTGCGAATCAAATGATACTAGGCGCAGGGCAGGGTAATGATAACCCTGCAATAAAAGGGTTATCTGCCATGATGGCAATGACTGGCCAGTATCACCAAGGCGCTAACGTTAAAATGAATGGCGCTAAAATTCCGCACCTGTTCCCTGGCGAATCACTTAACTTAAAAACACCGGGTCATGCAGATAATGGTTTTGCAGACTTAGAAGCGTCAATACTTCGATATACCGCTGCAGGTATGGGCGTAAGTTATGAGCAATTAGCGCGAGATTACTCAAAAGTAAATTACTCAAGCGCCCGGGCATCGATGATGGAAAGCTGGCGCTATTTCATGGGTCGCAGAAAAGTAATCGCCTCTAGCTTCGCATCCCGCGTTTTTGCTTTATGGCTAGAAGAAGCAGTAAGCCGAAATATTATCACCTTGCCGCGAAAAGCTAAGTACAACTTCTATGAACGTAAAGCAGCATGGTGTAACGCTGAGTGGATTGGTTCTGGCCGACTAGCAATAGATGGTCTGAAAGAAGTTAAAGAAGCGGTTCTAAGAATCGAATCTGGCCTTTCTACTTACGAAAAAGAGTTGGCAACAATGGGTGAGGATTACCAAGAGATATTCAGCCAACAAATTCGTGAAACCGAAGAGCGAAAAGCGGCGGGTTTACCCCCGCCTAGCTGGGTTCAAGTTAACCAGTTCGCCAGCAATGAATCAGAAGGAGAGGCCGCGTAAGCGGTTTTTTTATGCCTATGTTAGAACAACTCGCCAATCAGTTTTTGGCTATGAATGCTAAGTCAGCTAGAAACCTTGTTGGCTCTCTGTCTCGCCTTCAGAAAGGTGGTTTTTCAATCACTGATGATCAAGGTGCTGTTGATGCTACCGAAAAGCCGCGCATAAGCACCGCGTCTTTGGGGTATGGTATGAGCGGCCGAAACTACGACTCAAAGCCTTTCCACTTTATTGATGGCATAGCCATTATCCCCGTGATGGGAACACTAGTTCATAAGCTTAGCTATTCAAGTTCATGGGCTACCGGCTACAACGTTATTGTTGGCATGTTTGATGCCGCAAACGCCGACCCTGATGTAGAGGGCATATTGCTTGCCATTAATTCGCCGGGCGGAACAGTTGCAGGTTGCTTTGACGCTACTGACCACATTGCACAAAACAAAGGTGATAAACCTGTTTGGGCAATTTATGACGATATGGCTTGTAGTGGCGCTATGTGTATTGCCAGCGTTGCAGACAAACGTTTAACAACACAAACAGCCATTAGTGGTTCGGTTGGTGTTGTTCAGATACATGCCAGCTATGAAGAAATGCTTGCTGAATCAGGCTTAGCGGTCACGCTAATCTATTCCGGTTCTCACAAGGTTGATGGCAATCCTTATAAAAACCTGCCCGAATCCGTTTATGAAGATTTCAAAACCCAGTGCGATGAATTGCGCCAACAGTTTGCCGAAAAGGTAGCAACGAACATTGGTTTACCTATTGAAACCGTTCTTGAAACAGAAGCGCAGACATATACCGGGCAAGCAGCTGTAGATGCAGGCCTAGCTGATGAGTTGGTTAACTCGCACAACATCATTTCACATTTTAAACAACATCTGTCCTCACCGGACAGTTCAACACTACGGAGCGTCACAATGAGTGAACAATCTACTTCGGTGGCAACTGAGTCGGTAACTGCCGGTGAAGAAGCCCAAGCTGCTACGCCAGCTACCGCTACAACTGAAAATACGGTAGACCATCAAGCACGTTGTAAAGCCATTATCACGGCTGAAGCTGCAGAAGGTCGAAAAGACTTAGCCCACCACTTGGCTTTTGACACTGATATGTCAGTAGAGCAAGCGCTGGGTGTTTTAGCTAAGGCCCCACAACAATCAGCTAGCGCTCAACAGGGTAATGCGCTTGATGTTGCGATGGCAAATACTGAGCAACCAAATATCGCGACTGTTGCTGAAGACTCTGAACCTTCAGAGGCAGAACAGTTCGTTCAATCTTACAAAACTGCTACCGGAGCAAAGTAAATGACTACTGAATCTTACAACTATGATCATCCTGTCTCTGGCAGTGATGAAATCGCTACTACTAGCGTAACTATCGCGTCTGGTCAGAACCTGCCAGCAAATACCCCGCTTGGTCAAGTTACCGCTACTGGTAAGTTCGTTGAATGTAACCCTTCAGCGACTAACGGTAGCCAAACAGCGGTTTACCTTACTGCACAAGCTGTTGATGCGTCAGCTGGTGACACACAATCGCAGGTAATTAAGTCGGGAACGTTCGACCCTGAGCAATTGAACTGGCATGCAAACTTTGATGCCACTAAAAAATTAACTGCTTTTGTAGGCACACCAATCAGCCTACAAAAACAATCAGCCGTTTTATAAGGAGCGCGCACAATGTTTACCCCTCTAGCAACTAGCACAATGCTTTCAATTGTTTCTACAATGGGCAAATTTGACCCGTTCTTTCTACGTCTGTTTTTCGGCAGCGTTGTAACTTCGCCAGATGAAAGCATCCACTTTGATAAAATCCATGACGATGTAGTTATGGCGCCGTTCGTATCACCTATGATTGCTGGCAAGGTGCACAAAGAAAAAGGTGGAGAACTTAAAAAATTCACGCCTGCTTATGTTAAACCAAAGCATGCAGTGAAACCTTCGAATAACCTGAAACGCCGCCCTGGCGAATCTTATTTGGGTGAACTAACGCCTGCGCAGCGAAGACAAGCAACCGTTGTAGAGTTGCTTGAACGCCAAGATAAAGCAATTACCGCTCGTGAAGAGTGGATGGCGGCACAAGCCGTGCTTACTGGTTCTGTTACCGTTGACGGTGAAGACTACGAAAAGCAAGTAGTTGATTTTGGCCGGAATCCTGAAAACAGCATCACTCTAGCAGCGGGCGCTAAATGGGATGTAGTAGACCCTGAAACTTACGATCCAACCGATGACATTACCAACTGGGCAGAAAATGCTACGGGCAACATTAATACCATCGTTATGGGCAAAACGGCTTGGGCTAAGTTCTACTCGTTCAAGTCTGTAAAAGACAACTTAGACACTCGCCGTGGCAGTTCTTCAGAAATGGAAACGGCAACTAAAGACCTTGGTATGGCAGTTAGCTTTAAAGGTTACTTTGGTGATGTGGCGATTTGGGTTTACACAGGCCAGTACATCGATGCTGAAACGGGCAACAAAGAATACTATATGCCAGTAGGTAAAATTCTTTTGGGTAACTCATCTTATGAGGGTATTCGCTGCTATGGCGCAATCCAAGATGTTCGCGCTAACGACGAAGGCATTGTTTCAGCTTCTCGCTATCCGAAAAACTGGATGCAAGAAGATCCATCGGTAGAGTACATCATGACGCAATCAGCGCCCCTAATGGTTACGCCTGATCCAAACGCGTTTGTTGATGTAACAGTCCTTTAATTTTCAATGTGGCGGGTTTAACCCGCCTAAAGGTTATTTATGACAGCTCAAACAGCAAAGCAAAAAGCGGCAAATGCAGCTTCATCTAAAGATACTGATAATGCAGAGTCGAAAGTTTCAAATGAAAATAAGGTTGAAGTTTACCTTTCTAAAACTGTTCAGTTTGTACCAGGTGCAGAACCTTCAAGCCCGGCTCACACTCTCTTATTGAATCGGTAGCGAAAGGACTAATTGAAGACGGTTTGGCCGTTAGTAAAGAGTCTACGAACAGCGAAGAAGACGGCGAAGAGTAGTTTAGATGTTTAATTTCAAAGAGGCTCTAGCTTCGCTAGGTGATGAGTGCCTTGAACACTTCGGTGAGCCAATTTTTATAAATGGCGTCGAAGTTAGGGCTATCTTTGATGATGAAACATTCGAAGAAGAAGCGGGTCTTTTTAGGAAGACTACGCTCTCTGTTAAAAAAGAAGATATGGTCCGCTTTAAAAAAGGTGATGCTATTGTGGTTCGTAACCGTAGTTACGTTGTCACTTATATACCGGATATTGATGAACCGTTAGTGGACTTGGAGTTAAAGAGTGCATAAAACTATTGTTATCCGTGATGCAATTATCTCGTCACTTGAACCTCTGGTAGCAAATGACACTGTAAAAGAGATAACAAGGGGAGCTCGCCACTCTCATGATTACCCATCGATAAGCGTATTAATTGGCCCCGATGATGTGGCTAGTAAAAATAGTGCGTTTATCAATTGGGAATTAACTGTCTATACAGATATAACGATCAGTTCAACCGATGAAGATGTGGATGCGTTATCGCAAAATGTGAGAAAGGAAATTCACAAAGCGCTAATGGCAGATTATACGCTTGGTTTAGATTTCGTTACTGAAATCGACCCCATTGGTCAGCAGGAACCAAAGCGTTCCGATGACTCTGACTTATACAACAGTGTGACTAGTGTTGCATGGCTTGTTAAATACAGAACCAGTGTTGCAGACCCTAGTTTGTAACATCTTAATTATTGGCGTATATTTAAACTCCACTTTATTCAGGGAAGAAGGTTAATGAAATTTATATCAATACTATTATTGTCTATAGCATTGGCAGGCTGTTATTCAGTTGGAAAGCCAATAGATACGGCAAAAGCTAATCATTTTATAAAGGGCGAAACTACTGAGCGCGAGGTATTAGCTGCTCTTGGTAAGCCTATTACTGTAACAAACAATTCTGAGGGCGAGCGCATGCTTGCTTACTCTTATGCTAACACCGATGTGAAAGCATCTACCTATATACCGGTTGTTGGTTTGTTTACAGGTGGTGCTACTAGCACCGTTCAATATCTAATAGTGACCCTAGACGAAACTGGGGTTGTTAAGGATTGGCAAACGTCCGAGACTGTAGCCAGCACAAATTAATATAGACCCGCTTCGGCGGGTTTTTTATTGCCCGTAATTCACCCGCCACTGAGCGGGTTTTTTTGTAGGTGAAGACATGAAAAAGCGCGAATTCAGAACACGTAAAGGCGGTAGCACTAAGGCACCGGCTCCAAAGAAGCAAAGTAAAGAGGACTGAGCATGCTTACTACTAAAGAGGCCATTGCCTTAAAAATTGAAACCACCCAAGGTGTTGAAGCCGCGCCAGATCCATCAGCTGATGCCATTTTGGTTTCAGAGTTAAGTTACGCAAATGAAGGTTTGCGAATGGTTGAGCGCCCCCTTATTAAGCCTACCATTTCAACTGAACAATCTATCTTTGCGGGGACGCTTAAAAAGCTAACTTTCACCGCAGAACTGAAGGGTTCTGGTACTGCTGGCGTTGCTCCTGAAATTGGTCAAGCATTACGCTGTTGTGGTTTGTCTGAGACTATCGGCGCGAGTGTTATCTATCAGCCAGTATCTGAAGGCCATGAGTCCTGCACCATTTACTACTACCAAGATGGCCGTTTAAATAAAATTATTGGCGCCAAAGGTACGGCAACAATTAACGCTGAAGCAGGCGGTTTAGGCACAATCCAGTTTGAATTTACTGGAAAGGATGCAGGTCGTGTTGACCAAAACTTCCCATCGCTCGCATACAACGCAACCGTTCCACGCCCATTTATTGAAGTTCCTTTCTCTATCGGTGGCTATGACGCAATCATTAATTCTTTCTCTCTAGCATTCGGTAACACGATTTCTACACCTGGCAATGTCCGTGAAGCAGACGGTTATGCGCAAGTAGAAATATCAAAGCGTGACCCGAACGGCTCGATTGACCCAGAAGCACAAAAGATTTCCGTGATCGACTTCGAAACGAAGTTTAAAAACGGTGAGCTTATGGATATGACTACCGGCGATGTAGGCAAAGTTGCGGGTAACATTTGGAATGTTAGTGCGAAGGCGGGTATTCGAGATATTTCAGCGGGTGAGCGTGATCAGCGAAGAACTGATGACTTAACCTACGGCGCGCACGAAACGCTGGGTGATGACGAATTCACGATTGAGTTTAAGTAAGGATTTATCATGCAAGCACTAGCAGTTGAAACTCACTACCCACTGAGCGCTTATCAAAAGAGTGATGATGGTGAACTACTTAAAGGCGCTGACGACAAGCCTTTACTCAAAGACAACGCCAAAGGCTACCGCATTAAGCCACTTAATTCGCTTCAGTTTATGGAAGTGATGATGGATGGTTACGAGGTTAAAAATGGTATTAACAAAATGAATTCGGTAGGTGTGAAGTTACTTCTTACTTATGGTTTAGAAGATGCCTCGCAGATTTCAAAAATCCCAGCGTTAGACCTCGTTCAAGTAGCGCAAGCAATTTACAACAAATCAGCGCTGGCAGAGTTAGAAAGAAAAAACTAATTATCGCAGTAGAAGTTGCAAAAAAACGTGATGCGTTTAATTGCGACAATTGCACATGGGGTAGGCACTGCGACGAAACTAACCCCGCACCCTTCGATAAATGGGATATAAAAATAGATGGCAAAATTGAATCAACCCGCATTTGCCCTCTAGGTCAAGTAACACCGCAAAGTAATAACCTTTTAAATCTCTATGGCTTTTACAAGCAGGGGCAACTGTGCCTGTCTGGTGGCGTTCTCGAACAGCCGCACAAATACCTTGAAGCCATGCGAATAATTGATAATCAGGTGAATAGTGAGTAAATACGAATTTATTATCTCAGCGCAGGATAAAACCGCCCAGGCTTTCACCGCGATCAACTCCAAGCTAGGAACGGTAACCAAGCAGGCAGTTACTACTGCAGCTGCAGTAGCTGGTGTTACTGCTTCTTTTGCGGTAATGGCAAGCAGTGCAGTTAACTCAGCGAAAGAGTTGGATGCCCAAGCCAAGCTTGCTGGCGTTACTGTTGAAGAGTTTCAGGCGCTAAGTTACGCCTATGGCCAGTTTAATATCAGTCAAGAGAAGTTCGCTGATATTTCGAAAGATGTTCAAGACAAGCTGGGTGATTTCCTAGCTACAGGTGCAGGCCCGTTCAAGGACTTCTTCGAGCAAGTTGCACCCAAGGTCGGTTTGACCGCTGATGCATTGAAAAACCTTTCAAGCAGCGAAGTCCTTATTGCTGTTAAGAAGGCAATGGACGATGCGAACGTTTCAGCCAAAGAGCAAGTCTTCTACATGGAGTCGCTTGCCAATGATGCCACGCTACTTATTCCGGCACTTGAAGACAATGGAGCGGCAATTAATTCTCTCGCTTCTGAGTATCGAGATTTAAACTTAGCTATATCAGAAACAGATGTAACGAAAGTAAAAGAACTTTCTGATGAAATGGCACGGTTGGAGGCAGCAGGCCAGAAGTTAAAGTTTAGCTTGGCATCCTCTTTTGTAGAGCCTCTAGCTGATATTGCTGAAGCAATTGATGATTTTTACCAGGGTTCAATTGTACGCTTTGAACGCGACTTTATTGAAATAGATAAGTTCGTAACCGAGGCGAAACTATCGTTTATAGCTTTTAAGGACATAGTTGGTGCCGACATTGATACTGAAGAGTTGGATAGGCTAACTCAGCGTGCAGAATATCTTTCTAATCAGTACGATAAGCTAACCAGAAAAATTAAAGGCGAACCAATTGATTTTGAGTTTGGTTATGGTGAAACCGACAATATCTTCGCTGGCCTTGAAAATCCCTTCAAAATTGAAGGGGCTGTTACGAACATAGACACCAAACCTATAGAGCAAGCAGAAAGCTCATTTTTAAATAGCCTTTATTACATAGATGAAATGAATGCTAATGCGTTCAATTTTGATAACCAGATGACAGATGATGATCTGCAATTCTGGGAAAAGTTTGAACAAAGGGGTTTTGCTGCTTACGATAATCTATTCGTTGAAAGTACGACATTTTGGGATAATTGGCTTCAGGCAGCTGAATCAAATTTAACAAACTTTGATGAGCTTTCTGCTAGCACAATTGAGAATTTCTCTGGGCAAATGGGGAACGCGTTAGAGTCTGTAATATTTGACTCTCAGAGTTTGGGTGATGCTTTCCAAGGCGTCATGCAGGGAATGGCTAGAAGTGTGGTCAATGCTTTAGGCCAAATGGCTGCACAATGGTTAGCGTATCAACTTGTTCAGATGTTTGTTGGCAAAAGTGCCGCAGTAGCCGGTGCCGCCGGACTTGCTTTGAACGCTCAAGCGTCTTCATTGATGGCGGGTCTTAATGCCTTCCAAAGTACGGCCGCTATTCCTATTGTTGGACCAGCCATGGCTCCTGCTGCCATGGGTACTGCGCTATCTATTACACAACCTATCGCCGCATCAATTTCAGCCCTTACTGCCAGTGCCGCGCTAGCGTCATACGACGGCGGCGGCTTTACCGGCGCAGGTGCTCGTGTCGGTGGTATGGATGGAAAGGGTGGTAAGTTAGCCATGCTTCACCCGCGCGAAAAGGTTATCGACTTAACACGCGGGCAAGGTGAGGGAACCAGTATTAATGCGCCGATTACTATAAACGGTGGCAACTTATCGCCCGAAGAAATGTTGGCGAAAGTAAATAAACTGCCCAAAGCCTTTTTGAGAAAAATTCAATCCGAACTTTCAAGGCCGCGTTAATGTTTCCTACTAATGATTTCGAATCAATTCAGGCCGAGTTGATAAGTCACACTATTATTCCAAAAGCTAGGTTAAGACGTTACCGCTCTAAAAGCGGTAAAGAGCCTTACTACCAGTTTAGCCTTCAATCGCAAATAAAGCCTTATCGAGAGTTCTCACGCATCGATGCGATGCTTGATAGCTACCAAGGCGAATTTGAAGTTTTCGCACTACCTAATCCAATGATTTCACATAAAGCCCAAACAGGGCTTTATTTGTATCAGGCCGCGAATAAAGGTGCGGACACCATTGTTCTTGGTGGTGTTCCCTCAAGCGAAATTGATGCAGTAATTGCTGGTGATTTCTTGCAAATCAACGGTAGCAAAAAAGCCTATCGCGTACTTAGCGATGCGAACGCTGATGCAGCGGGGCGGGTTACGGTCAAATTAACCCAACCTCTCATTCAAAATTACATTTCACCATCAACCATTAAATACGGTGATGCCGTCGAATTCCAGGTCTCAATGACTGATCGCGATAGCGATGCAACAACAGCAGATAAAGCACGCTGGGGTTCTCACTATGTAGAGCTAATCGAACAAATATGAAGCAACTAGATTCAATAACCCTGCAACGGTTGAAAGAAAACTACCGCGCGGGGAGGAAAACTATTTATCTGGTGAAAATGCAAATCAACGGTGAATGGGCCTATATCACTGATGCAGATACCGAGATTGATTTTGCTGGCGCTACCTATTACCCCGGCTACATCGATGATGAAAGTATTGATGATATTGAATCAACTTCTGAGCCAAAGACAAACGATATAGGTGTTGAAATTGATGCGAACGAGAACAGCTTTGTTCCGCTTTTCTTGAACGAAGGCTGGATGAATGGTTCAGCAACTATCTATGAACAACACTATGACCACTTAGGCCTTATTTTAACGAACAACATCTTCGAAGGCTTGCTGGATTCAAGAGAGCTTGACCCCGAAGAAAGAAAAATACTCGCTAACGTTTCATCAGTTTGGGCTGACTTCGATAAAGAAGCCGGCACAAGAACCAACACAAAGAGCCAGCAGCGCAACTATCCAACTGATACCGCATTCGACCATGTAGCAAAAGCTAAGCGCAAAATTTACTGGGGCCGCAAAGCGCCTTCATCTGCTTCATACGGTTACGACACAACAAGAACGCGTTCAAAATTTCCTGATCCGGAGTTGCCATAAATGGGCTTTTTAGACGATGCAGTTTCGTTTCTTGGTGGAGCGATATTCGGCTGGCTGATGCCGGACCCACCAAAACAATTGGCACCAGGCGCTGAACTAACTAGCGCTGAAACTGATGCAAGTATTGCGAAAATATACGGGAAAGTACAAAAGAAAGCTGGGCATATCGTATTTAAAGAAACGAACGATAACGACAATGATGATTACCCAAATGACTTGCTCCATATTATCGTGGTATGGAGTGAAGCGGTAGAAAGCATTGATGAAGTTTACATCGATGATATACCCAATTCTTCAAATGATGATGCTTTCTTTGCGGGTGATAAGCGTGCGGTATACGTTAGAAATTTCACCAACGGGATGGGGAACTACTATGATCCTTTATTAGCAAAGGCTGGGTGGCGAGATGCCGATAAGTTAGAGGGTAAAGCATGTTCATACATTAGGCTTGAATATCACGATGATGAAACAGCTATAACTTCAGAGCCAAATCTTACTGCAGATTTAACCGGCACTACGTTCACTAACCCCGCAACTGCTTTATTGGATTATTTAACTAACCCTATTTATGGAAAAGGGTTACCGTCCTCTTATATAAACTACAATTCTTTTGCCTATGCTGAAGCACTTTGTAATTCCGATGTTGAAGAACAAAAAGAAAGTGGCGAATTTCGTGATTTGTTCAGCTGCAACATAGCGCTTGATACAGGTTCGACCGTCCTTGAAAACGTTAATACGCTACTTAAGCCAATGCGCGGCTGGTTGCCTATTATCAACGGGCAGCTAAAGCTTTTAATTGAAGAAGACAGCACGCCAGTAGATTTACCTATTCTTGAAGAAGATATTCTACAGATGGGTAAAATCACAGAAGGTAACAAGAACAACCGATTTAACAGGGTGAGCGTCACTTACTACGATCCCGCCGCCGATGGCAGCAAACAAGAAGCGGTTTACCCTGAACCTGATAGTGATATTTTCGATCAGTTACTGGCAGAAGATAATGGCTTCATACGTGAAGAAAGTGTTGATTTAAAAACCTGTCGAAATTACTACGAAGCATTAGAATTTGCTAAAACCTATCTTGAAGTATCGCGCCAACAATTAAGAACTAAGATCACTCTGCCCAAGTGGGCCACTATTTATGATGTAGGTGACATTGTTCCTGTTACTTACCTGAGCGGTCTACCGTTTTGGGATGGTAAATTATTCAGAATAGAGTCGAAGGAAGAAAACCGCGAAGAAGTTACGCTTAGCGTTCGTGAACACCAACCTTATATTTACGACTTCTTTGGCGAAGGCAACAAGCCAGAACTGCCAGATACCGCCTACACAAGTAAAGAGCCTGATGCGCCAACCGATCTTAATATCGAACACATTTACAGTAACTTTGTGCAGGTGCGTGTTCGCTGGGTATCAGAATCCCAGCGCTTTGATTATCGAGTGTTGAAAGGCGATGTGATTGTTCAAACAGAGCGTGTTGCTACGCATGAAGTTGAGCTTACTGGCTTTGATTTAGGTGAGTATCGCTTTCAGGTTCGCGCGTTAAGCGGCTTAGGTAAGCGTTCGGGCTGGGCTGAAATCCCTCTTGTTATGCAAGAACCAAGCATTCCGACTAACATTGAAGTGATTGCTGATGATTTAGATCTTGAAGTTATCCCTTATCTTGCTGGTTCTGATTCATCCACTGCGTTTTTATTCTCGATTAGCTATGACGTAACAGACGAAGAACCACCCCTTCCTCACCGTGGACCAGCGCATACTTACACGTTTACCGGGTTAGCACCGAATACAGAATACAAAATATGGGTGTGTTCACATAACCCGCTTGGCGATTCTGAATGGACGAGTGTACTTGCTACTACTACAAGCACATCAGCCAGATGGGAAGACATTGTTAAGTCTGTTCAGCTGCCAGGTTTACCCGCTAATTTGGGTGATACCATCAGCGGCGTAGTGGATGATATTTCAAACTGGTCAAAGCAAACGGGTGATTTGGCCGAAGAATACGAAACACTGGTTTACAACGTAACCCAAGTTGAGCAGGCCAATCAAGTTAACTCACTAGAAATTATTGGCGTTAAACAAAAAGTAGGTGAGCAGACGGTTCAAGCGCAAATATCTGAGTTTAAAAACGCGCAAATAGGTTATGAAGATGATAACGGTGACTGGGTTCCAGGTGCCGCGTTTGCCCAAGCATTTGAAGAAGTAAAAATAAATAATCTTGAAGGGCAAGAAGTCAGTGTTTTCTCTTATTTCCAAGCGCTAGAAACTGCGCTAGGCGAAGTGCAAGGGGAAATACAGTTTGCTATTGATGCTAACGGGCGAATGACAGGCGTATTTATTCGCGGTAGCCAAGACGTATCTGAAATCATATTCCTTGCAACAAATACCTACTGGGTAGACTCAGAAGGGTATGTTGTTTTAGGCGTTAACTCAGCCACCAATGAATTAGAGTTTTTCGGTTCTGGTCGGTTCTGGGGCAAGCTGGTTTCACCTGAGTTTCAAATGATTGGCGCCAACTT